CTCTATGTTTTTTTAGATAATTTAATATTTCAACTCCATCTTGATAAAATTCACTTAACTCACCTGCACTGGAAAAATGTTGTTTGTTATTTTTCTTATATTCATCTTGGTAATGTGCTCTAAGTTGGTCTTTAAGCATTTCATTAATATCTTCCCTATCAGCTGCTGCTGCGCTTGTTTCATACATTGTTTGAATATAATGTTGAAATGCTTCATGTAATGCTTTTCCAAATACTGTGTGAATGCTTGGTTTATATACTTTGTGACCATCTCTATATTGTAATGCCCATTGTTTAGGACATTTTTTCCACATTGTATATTGTGAATATGAAATGTTCTTTTGGTAAGAATAATCTAATTCTCTTTTAGGAGCTAGTTGTATCTCTTTTACTATTGCCGGTGTTTTAGCCATTTATTTTTTCCACTTGTCACGTCCTACTAGTAAACCAATTATACCATAATTAGCTACATCTATAAACGTGTCTTCCATTCCTTCACCTTTAACAAAATTTCTACCATTAGTAAGTAAATTTCTTAATCTTGAAATTTTATCTGTTAATCTAATAGCTAAACCTGTTAATGAAAATTTTTTATCGTTTTCTTTAGTTAAATCTCCTCCTAATGAAATGTTTTGCAAACCATAATCCATATGTTTAGCAGCAAACATTCTATACATTTCATCCTGGATTATTTTAAATTCCTGAGATAATTCAGGGTATTCTTTTTCAAAATGAGCCACTATGTGATCTGATTCTTCTAATTCTTTTATTAATTCTTCTTTATCCATATTAAAAAGGTAAAGGTTGTTCACCCCAATATTTATTTAATGTTTCTAATCTATCATCTGCATCAGTTAATAATTCTAAGGCTTCAGTAGCATCTTTCATAAAATCATTTACTGTGTGATCACCAATTCCTACTGCCTGGTTTTCTAATAAATCTAGTGCCATCATGGCTTTTGCTTTATCAGCATTTGCTTGTGCCGTTAATGCTTGTATAATTTTACTTTTTTTCATGTTTTCATTACATTTTGATATGCTTGTTCGTATTGCTGTTCTAAATTAAATTTAGGGTTTTGATCTCTTACTTTTGATATTTCTTCAAACATTTGTTGTCGTTTACCATGTTCTTCAGCACTATAAAGTAATTCTTCTAACCTGCTCATTTTAGTAATTTTTTAATTTCTTTTTTATCCTTACCCATTTCACTTAATATAATAGGTATTTCTTCTTTAGTCATTACTGCAATATACGAAGTAGCATCTGCTGCTCCAACTTCATAATATTTTGCTATGTCTTCTACTAAATCTTTATTAATATTTTCTGTTTTTGACTTTATATATTGTAGCCAGACTTTCTTTTTAGGTAACATTTCTTTATAAAAATTATATATTGGTTTTTTCATAGTTGGTAACATACTTTGCGCGTAATCTGCGATTTCAACGTAATATACGTGCATACTAACAAATCTATGCACCATATATGAATTAAATTTTTCCCAGTCGTTATCCGTAAATTCCGAAGCAGGTGTCTTATACAACGTTATATGTTGTAACCAGTCAAAAATATTCTTAATCTTGTCTTTTTCGTTCTTTTTCACCTTGATATACCCAGATTCCTACTAAAACTATTCCTATTAATGTTGTAATTCCTACATATATCATAATGTAATATCTTTATAATCCTCTCTAATTTCTTTAGGTAAAGAATCAGCTATTATTTTCTTTGTATCTAAATCATAAAATACAGGTATTGGAAGCATTGCATCCTCATCTGTTCCTGCTACAAATTTTGATACTTTTCTTAATACAAACGCTTGACCAAATAGGTGCCCACCATCGAATCCTTCGATCATAGTTGTATTTTTAAAATCAATATTCATTTTTTGTTGTTGTGGATTATTCATATCACTTGTGGTTTTTTTATTTCAATTATTTTTGCTAATGCACTTGCTATATTGACTTCCTTGTCAATACGAAAGTTAGAATGATATTGATGCTCATTCAAAATTATTGCTACACTTCCTTCTCTGCCCGGGGCGTAAACATCTGCGGTATCAAACAATGCTCTATATAATCCCTCAAAGTCTTTAACTCCTGAGTTTGCTATGATTTGTCTTAATGTTCTAAAATTAGTGTTTTTCTTTTTTAATTCCATAAGTATCTCACGTATATAATTGTTTGATACCAAAATAGATTCATCTACTACTAACTCATTATCCTTAGTTGATAGCTGAATAATATTTAGCATCTTTCGTATATCCGGATGATGTTGGTTAACTATGTTAACAAGGGCTTCAATTTCGAACTTTGTTTGTTCCTTATTTAGTATTTCACTTAAATGTTTTGCTACCTCTTTCTTGCTTGGTGGTACTATTTTTAGTACTTGGCATCTTGATTGAAGCGGATCTATTATTCTTTCTACAAAATTACAAGTAAGGATAAAACGTGTTGTTCTTGAAAATGTTTCTATTGTATTTCTTAAAGATGCTTGTGCTTGGATGGTGAGAAAGTCCGCCTCATCAAGGATGACAACTTTAATCTTTTTAAACGAAGCAGTGCTTGAGAAGGAGGTAACTTTATCCCTAATAGTTTCAATACCACGTTCATCAGAAGCATTAATGTATAAGTAATCACATTCCAGATTATTAACAATAATCTTAGCAAGAGTAGTTTTTCCAGTTCCCGCAGGACCGTAAAATATAAAGTTTTGAATATCATCTTGATCTAAGTATTTTTGTATTTGGGTTTTGATATGTTCATTTCCTACATACTCTGTTAGGTCTTTTGACCTATATTTTTCAACTAAAAGTGAATGCTCTTTAGTACTCATCACCATATATGTTATATTTTTTAACAGGTTCAGGTCTTATTTCTTCTTCAGATGATTTAATAGCATATAATTTGCCATCTAAAGGAGCTAACCTATATTCACCCTTAAAGCTAGTACTCATTAGGTAAGCCTCCAAAGTATCTGTTAAACTTTTATGAATAACCTTTTTAGAATCATCAACTAAAGACCACCTGTCTCCAGGTGGTACTCTTGTTGCTATAACCTCATTTCTTTCTATAACCTTTGTTTTCATATTACATCATACCCATCATAGCTGGGTCTATTTCTGGTTGTTTATTTTCTGTTGGTTTTTCTACAACAGTTGCTTCTGTAAGTAAAATAGTACCTGCTATAGATGAAGCATTTTGTAATGCACTTCTAGTAACTTTAAATGGATCAATAATACCTGCTTCTTTAAAGTCTACCATTTTGTCTTGTTTAATATCATATCCAGTCCAATCATCCCCACCTAATTCTTTTGTAAGAGAATTTATTGATGTTGAATTATATCCTGCATTTGATAGTATTTGTTCGAATGGTTTTTTACATGCTGTTTTAACAATTTCTACTCCAAATTCAAAATCATCATTTCCATTTGATTCTATAAATTGTGTAGCTCTTACTAATGCAACTCCACCCCCTGGTAAGATACCTTCTTCAATTGCTGCTTTTGTAGCATTTAGAGCATCATCTACTCTATCTTTTCTTTCATTCATTTCAGTTTCAGTATTTCCACCTACATGAACAATTGCTACTCCACCTACAAATTTAGACATTCTATCCTGTAATCTTTCCATTTCAAATGGTGTTTGAGCATCTTCAATTTGTTGAGCTAATTCTTCTACTCTAGCCGTAATTGTTTCTTCTGAACCTTTTCCATCTACTATGGTAGTTTTTTCTTTACTTATAGTAGCTACTCTAGCTTCACCAAACCACTCCCAACTAAATTTGTCAAGTTTCATACCTTTTTCTTTACTAAATACTTGACCCCCAGTTAAAACAGCTATATCTTCTAAAACTAGTTTTTGTCTGTCTCCAAATTCAGGAGCTTTAACAGCACATACCTTTAATGTACCTCTCATTTTATTAACAATAAGAGTAGCTAATGCTTCATTGTCTATGTCTTTAGCAATAATTAAAAGTGATTTATTAGTATTTGAAACACTTTCTAATATTGGAAGTAATTCTTTTACGGATGTAAAGTTATGATCTGCTATTAACACATAAGCATCATTTAGAGTAGATGTCATTGTATTATTGTTTGTAACAAAATAAGGTGATTTATAACCTCTGTTAAATTGCATTCCTTCAACGGTTTCTAAATAAGTTTCACCTGTTTTAGATTCTTCAATATGCACAACACCTTCTCTACCTACTTTTTCCATAGCTTGAGAAATAAGCTTACCTACAGTTTTATCATTATTAGCTGAAATTGTAGCTACTTGTTCTAGTTGTTCTTGGGATGAAATATCCTGTTGAAATGGGGTTAAATGGTGGATAACTTGCTCTACAGCATGGTCAATTCCTCTTTTAATATCAACAGCATTGGCTCCATTATCTAAATGATTTAAACCAGCTTTAACCATTTCTCTAGCTAATAAAGTAGAAGTAGTTGTACCATCTCCTGCTTTATCTGCTGTTTTAATAGCTGCTTGTTTAAGCATTTGAACACCTAACTCTTCAGTTGGATCTTCTAGTGAAATACTTTTTGCTACTGTTACACCGTCTTTAGTTGATTGTGGTGATTGACCTGGTTTTGAAATTACTACATTTCTACCATTGGGTCCTAATGTTGATACAACGGCATCTGCCATTTGATCAATTCCTGCTACTAGCTTCTGTCTAGCATCAGGTCCGAATTCTATAATTTTACTCATTTTTTTAGTCTATTGATTTTAAGGCATCATGATCTTCATTTGAGATCTCTGTTTGTTCTAAAACTTCTTCTATAGATGTTGTATCATTTACCCTAGCTAATATTTGATTTTCAGCTCCGATGTAATACTCATCTCCTTTATGTTGCAATTTTGTAAAGCCCATTGTAGGTAAAATTACTAAATCCCCTACTTTTACAGTAGTTTTAATAAAAGTTCCAGTAACTGTTTCTTTTCCAGGGCCAACTGCTACTATTGTTCCATGTTCATTTCTGTCTTTACCTAAATCAGGTACTACAATTGAACCATATGTAGTTTCTTCCTCTTCTTGAGGTTTAACTATAACTGCATCAAATAATGCTTCTAATTCCATAACGTGTTTAATTTAAATGTTTGTGGTGAATATAATAAAAATAATTTAATAAGCAAACCTAGGATGCGGTTTTCTTTATTTTATTGTTACTATTTTTGATTTTTTGTCTTCTGATGTTGGGATGTATAAATGGAGTAAACCATTTTCCATTAAAGCTTCTATTTTTGATAAATCAAATTTAGCTGCTATTTTATATCCTAGTTTAAAAGACCTTTTAGCTAATCCTTTATAGATATAACCCTCATATGATTCTTCTTCTGATGGTTTATCATAAGATATAGTTAATTGATCTCCATCAATTTTTAATTGTATATCTTTTTTGGTTAAACCTGTACAGGCAATCTCAAAATTGAGACCATCTTCATCATAGAATATATCTAGGGGGTGGGGTTGTTTATTTTCGAATGTTGTTGGTTGAAAGTTTCCTTCAGTATTGAAGAAATTTTTAAATAAAATGTCGAACTTTGTTCGCTCGTGAAATAATGTACTCATATCATTTAGTTTTGTGGGTGTTTAAACTACCCTGTTATTAAATTACTAAGCTCCCATTTTGGTAAGCTGTTTGTGCATCCTAAGTTTGCATTTATAAATATATAAAAATTAAGAAATAATACCATCCTCCGTAGGAACCATGTAATATTCACTTTCTATAACACCATCTGTAAAATGTAAATACATTAAACCTGCATTTGATATTTTGAATGTACCTTCATCCATATCTTTATTTGCGTTTAATATAGTCTTTAACATATTAGAGTTATATTTAATTTTCATATGCTCTTTGTTTATAACACCCTTTAATTGGTATGTTATTTTATTGTTGTGACCTATTTCATCTCCAAATATAAGTTCACATACATCTTGTTTATCTAAATCTTTTGTGGTAGTAACTAAAAATTGTTCTACCTCTGACATTGCACTTTTAGCTTTTAATATATTGCCTATTTCTTCACTACTTAATTGTAATTCAACATACCAACCATCTACAGCTTTGGCTGTGCCTACTTTTTTAATTAATAGTGGATCAGATAAGGCATATTCCAAATTAAAGTTTAAATCTGCTATTTTTAATTTAGTGATAATCTCCATTTGCCTTTCTAGATCTAACATTAAATCACCATTACAAATTGAAATTAAATTAGCTAATTTTTTTGTATTATATATTGCTAAATTAGCATCTTCCATTTGAAAATCATTGCATTTAACTGATCCTAGTACCATATTTGATGGTGCTAAGAAGTTAATATTTAATTTTTTATTTTCAATTTCCCATTTAATTTGTTCTATTTCACCTAAATGGTATTTAGCTATTATTGATTGTAATAAAGATTTTGATATCATAAGTCAAAAAATTGGTTAATGTAAGGGTTTAAATTAAGATTCCATTCTAAATCACCATAGAATCCTTCTAATTTATTTAATAAAATACTTTCAAATACTTTTTTTCTATCAGCGTATTGTTCAATGAATGTATTAATTTTTTCTGGCATATCATAGTTTAGGAATGCTATTTCTTCAATATGGTATGGGTTTGGTTTTAAATATATCCATTTAATTTTAGTACCATTAGTAATTAGTTCATGTTTAGTATCTAATTTCCAAAATCTAAGTAAATCATTATATCTAATAGCTGCTTTAACTGCTGCAGGGGCACCTAATTTCCTACCTGCTTTATTTTCTACATGGTTAAATGTTGATAACATTTCTCCTACTCTAGCTGGTTTACCTTGATGTTTACCTATTTGTTTAACTGAGGTTGGGTTACCTAGATCAGTTAATGGTATAGTTCCATCTAATATTTGTTTTTTAAATGTTTTTACCCTAGCATCTATTTCTTCTTGTTTAGTACCTTTTAAAACATCTACTAAAGCATCATTAAAAAATTTACCTAATATAGGTGGGAAATTTGATTTTTGAAATTCTAGACCTTTAATATCAAGTGTTTCTTTTTCAACACCTTCTTGTTTAGTAATCCACTGTGCATATCTTCTAGTTGCCCTAAAATAGGCTGATCTGATTACACATTCAGTTTTCATTTCTAACCAATGTGGCTTATCAAACCATTCAAATTGATTTATATTGAAAACATCTTTAGCTACATTATTATAATGATCTGTAATAATATCTTGATATTCTAAAGCTATATTTTCTAGTTCAGTGTCTTTTTCCTTATCAGACATTTCATCAAAATTAGAAAATCTGTGTCTTAATAAAGGTTCAGCATGAAAATAGTTACTATCTGTGTCTACGTAAGCACAATAGTTAGTATCTTCAGGATCACAAATCCACC